TGCCCGGGAAGTCCGTGTCGGACACTTCGCTAAAAGTTTCAGCGACAGCATCCCAGATGTACGCCTTCGGGTTGCAGGAGAAAAAAACTTGCGTTCCGTTGTCCGTAACACTGATTGGTGCGCCACGGGTGCCGGTCATCGTACCAATCAGCTCAGGCGCCGCGTCCACAGCACTCAAGCGGTACACTTCCTGACCAGAGACCGCATAAAACACACCTTTGCTATTGTGCGCCCACAAAGCGCGAATAGGTCCGGTACCAATCGTGCAGAGGTAGCGCATACCCGGCACCCTTGTAAGGAACGCGGGTTCTTGCCCACCATCGGGGACAACCTCCGGGTAAAGGTTTACCATTCTGCTATCCGCTGCGTTTGGGCTGCGCGTAACATAAGACGAACCAAGGATAGGTGATTTCATATCATTAGCTCCCGGCAAAAATATCGTATGGATGCCTTGAGGCACCAAAATTAGCTGGTAAAGCCAACAAGTCTTGGGGGTTATTGACGCGTTTCAGGTTGCGTTTGCTTACCATTGCAATCCGCTGAATAGTTGGCGAAGGTTCAACACCAAACTCAGGCGCAATTTCGCAGGCAAGATTATATTTAAACGCTCGTACATAGCCGGGTGGGAACAACAGCTCCGTAGCCAATGAGGCGGGCTGTGCAAGATGCTCAACAGAAATAATATGGAACTCAAGTTCGCGGTTAGGCACCGGGTACACCAGCATCGTAATGTCTGGATAATCGGGGCGTACCATTAATACATCAGGGGAATCACTCTCGGCTGTTTTAAGCGCAATACCGTTGTACTGCTGCTGGGTAATGAGTTTTATGCCGCAGGAAAGCCCACTTGCTGGTTCTTTAAAATAGCTTGAATCGTCAACTTGAATAGGACGCGCCCCGGTAATTGTTCCCGAAGGCCCCAAAGTGAGCGAAGCAGTACCCGCCGGCCAATTAAACACCTGGTCATTTGTAGTATACACTGCAAGGCGCTCAATGCTCCACGAATCAAGCATCTGGTTGAGCGCACCAAGTGAGTCGCTTGACGCTTCGGAAGAGGGTGTTTCCCCTTCAGCTAACACGCCAATCAGCCTCAGAGCCGCGTTAATTTGATCTCCAGCAGTATAAGGCATAATTAGTCTGGTTTGCGCCGCCTGCGTATCGGTTTGAGGCTGTTAACCCCCGGTTCCGTTTTAGGTGCAAGGCCCACAGGTTTTTCGATAGATTCAATCTCGTATTCTACCCAACCATTCTCTTTGTCTTGGTTGGCCTCAAGCTCGTTTATGGCAACTTTTCTACCCTGCTCAGGATGCTTCAGATAAATTATCATGTTTTGGGAATTTTAAAATAAAAGGGCGACGATTAAGCCGCCCTTTGTAGGTTAGCCCCAGATACGGCAAGCCATTTCCGGACGAATCACATCGTAGCCATACAGAACATCAATACGGCAAGGCATCTTGTCGTTGCTGATATCGTACTGTCGTACAATACGGAGCGAAATACCGTTATGAACCTGACGCGAAGCCATATCAACGCCCTGTGGAAGCAGAAGGTCCGCAGTGGCGAAAGAAATTGCGTCCTTATGGTACACAAGGTTCTGGGCGTACTGCGCAGAAGCAGCACCAACAACCGTGACCACTGCGTTGTCCGCGGGGAACGCGCTGATGGTCGCCAATGCATGGCCCGCAGTGTACATCGCCGGAGATACCGCAATGCTGGTCCATGCACCACTGGCAGCAGTGTTGTCAGCGGTTACTGTGAACTGCTGAAGCGAACCAGTAGACTCACGAGTCTGGGGGTTCACAGCGTAAACACCCGCAACAGTGAATACATCACCAACTTTAAAGGTTGCTGTGCCAGAATCACCATTAACGCTGATGGTGCTCGCCCCCTCGACGGCAACCGCACCGTTCACAAGCAGAGTAGCAGACGCCGAACGGCTACCATTTGTGTGCTGCTTGATAGACTGCGACATGGAGATTTCGTCATACCCAAGGATACCCGAACCTAGGTAGCCGTTTTTGAACTGCCGTGAAATAGCATCCGAAGGGTTGAAGAGACCTTTCATGCCCTCAACCAGTGAGGCATTAGCCGCCGGGTTGACTACGGCGTAGCGGGGGGCCATCATAGCCGCGTTCTCATTCAGCTTCTGCTGCGCCTGTAAAAGAACCAGCGAAGTCGCGGGGGTTGTGCCCGGAGTACCGACTGAGTTGTAAACCTTTTTGTATGCGTTAGCTACATCCGCATCAATGCTGGACGCAAGCTGACTGATACGAGGTTTCAGAACGCGGTCAGCAAAGTCATCAAGTGACAACGCCATTTCAGCAGAGGTGAAGTTAACGCCGATATGCTTCTGACTGGAAACCGTTAGCGAAGCGTACTGCTCATCATCGTCCTGCGTAGTGAGTGAAGCACCATCTGTAACCAGCGCTCGATCCGGTTTGCGGATGCGAAGCGTAGAACCAATTTTAGCACCTTCAACAGCGAAAGAGCTATCGTACTGTCTATTCACAGTACGGGTAACTACAAGGTTATTCTCAAGAATTTCGAGAGCCTTCCTTGTAATCATATCAATAGTAAGAAGCGAATTGCTCATTGTTATTTTGCTTTAGAGTTATCGTGCTCTCCCCGCCTCTATATTCCTGCGCTGTCGCTGCCTTTCAGCTTCAATCCACTCCGCAGTAGACATCGCCTTGACCGAACGGGGGTCTGTGGTGTCATACGAAGGTGAACCCGTGGTTCGGGCGGTAACAGGCGCAATGGGTGTTGGCGCGGAAGTTGTTTTTTTAACCGGGGGGCTGGAGATCAAACGATCTTCAAGTCTCCCGATCTCTTTTGCCTGCATGAGTGGAGCAAGTCGAGAGATGCGTTGGGCTTCTTTTGGATTGGAACCCAAGTAATACGCAATATCAGGGCCAACTTCGCTTGTCTGTACAGTCTGGGCCATCACATCAGTAATAGAAACTCGAGGGTTGTATGCAACCTGTTCAAAGTCAGCGTACTTGTCTCTCGCGTCCTCTTCCTTATCGTGATAAGCCTCAAGCACCTGCCGATGTTGCTTAGCTTCTTCCTGTTTTGTGAGCATCTCTTGCGCCTTCTGAACTGCCAATTGCTCGGCGTACTCGTCAGGCTGGGAAAACTCATCAAAGCGCGTACTAGCTGTTTCCGATTTTGCTTGCAGTTCTGCTCGCAAGGCCTGCTGCTCTCTATCCCACTTTCTCTGTTCTCTTGCAAGGCGTTTGCCAATGGCTGCATCAAGGTCGTCTTGTGTGAACGCCTTTTCAGCTTCCGCTGGTTGTTCTTCCGGCGCGATTACTTCTTCAGTTACTTCTTCGGTTACAGGTTCGGCCGTCGGTACCTGCAATTCCGACGCGGATAATTCCGCTATGTGTTCACTAACCTCTTCGGGCATAATATTGCTCTTTTGAGTGCCGGGGGAGCCGCCCCCGTACGGTTTCTTTACTGATTACAAACCTTCACCCGGGGTGATGTATACTGTCGCAGTCGTGGCGGAACCCATACCCGCAGTAAAGTATGAGCCCCCCGGAAAGGTGAAAATCTCGTCCGTGCCCGGAAGCAACGGGATCGCGTTACCTGCCGTGGCCACTGGAGCAGCGTTTGCAGTCGCTTCTGCGCTGGTGCGTCCAACACCAAGAAACGCAACAACACTACCAGTATGTACTACACGGTACTGAATCCGGGACAGCAGATTGCCAGATACGCTGAAGTCCGAATTAATTTGCGTCGGTGTTGGCGCAGTCTGGGCCGCCGTAATGTTTACAGTTTTGCCGACCTGTAAAAATGCAATAGGCTCGCTCATAGCTTAGGGTTTTTAATTTTTACTGCCTGACATTTAGCAATATATTTATCAAGCTGTTCTTGGTCGCCTTTAACAATTGAGTCTAAATATTCCGCAGCGGAAGGGTATTCCCGCATTCTTTTCAGCTCAACATCGTCAACATCTTCTTCTGGACGAGTGTCAACCCAGCAACCTTTTTCTTTATCAAGCTCAAACTGATCTCCCGGGCAAGGGGGGTAAAAAGCGTCAAGTTCCGCATCATAGATGTGCCCAATCCCGGCGTAGTTTTTTCTTAGCGGCTTGCCTTCTGGGTGCTGTCCTTCGTGCGTGCGGTAGCTTGTCTGTACCCACTCCCCCGGCAAATCTTTAACACCTGAGTCATCTATAACAATAACATTCGTTACAATTCCGTTTTTAACTTCTGCATAGTGTGCCATTAGATGTAATATTCTATGTTTATGAAACCTGACCCGCCGTTTGCTGTGCCCGGCCCGGGCGCTACTGAAAGCAGCGTACCCTGCACACCACCGGCACCGACTGTGATAGTTACGGTCTCTTCGGGTATAAGATTGATTCCGAACTTACGGACCGCAGCAGGAATCACGCCCGCGAAACTGTGCTGAGCGTTACCGCAAGCGAAAAAAGCGCTCTGCCCGCTAGCCTCCCGTCCAGAACAGCATTCTCCGTAAGCCCCCATGAACTGAATCGTCACTGAGACCCCTCCAACACCGCTGTATACACCCGCGTCGCAGCTGACCGATGAGTTCCCGCC